CTCTTCTGCCATCACGACTTACGACCCGCCAACCAACGCCGAGATGGAGGCACGCACGTTGCTGGCGGCGGCTTACTTCGATGCGGCCACTGACGAGGTAACAACCGACGCGGCCAGCCGCACGGCCAGCAAAGCGGACGTATCGGCACTGGCATTGGATGCGTCCCTGTCGGACGGTTCGGTTGTCATCCACACTGATTACGACGCGGCCAAGACAGCCTCGCAGGCCGGCGACGCGATGGCCCTGACCTCCGGCGAGCGAACCACCCTAGCAGCGGCCCTGTTGGACCTCGCAGCGGCTATCGACGGCAAGACGCCAAGGGAAACGATACGCTACATGGCCGCCGCACTGGCAGGTAAGGTGTCCGGTGCAGGCACAGGCACGGAGACATTTGTGGGGCTCGACGGCAGTACCTCCCGATTTACCTCCACGGTAGACGATGATGGCAACAGAACTGACGTGAGTTACGACCCATGAAAGAGCACTTCGCCAGCAAGCACTTCGCATCGAAGCATTTTGCCAGCGGGCACTTTGTGGGCGTCGGCATTTCCATTGATATTCCTTCGCTCATCACTATGGAGGATGAAAGCTTTTCCATCCCCAGTGTTGCGTTAGAGACGCTTGAGTATGGTGATTGCGGGTCGGAGGGTTTTATTTTCGGGTCTGTGTCCGGCGAGGAACTTACTCGCATGAAGGGATAGAGAGATGTCGCTTACAAAGTCAGAGGCTACAGTGAATGAAGGTACGTCTGCTATCTACTCCTGCACTTTGCAGGATGAGGATGGTGACGCTATTGCTCTGTCGCAGCTCGGCACCATCACATTGACGTACTACAACTCTGACGATGGAACGATTATCAACAGTCGAACAGAGCAGGATGTCAAGAATGCGAATAACGTAGCAATTTCTTCTGTAGGTGTGTTGACGTGGAATATACAACCATTGGATACTATTATCGTAGCAGGCACCACTGTACCAAGGCAGACAGAGAGACATACAGCCTTGTTTGAATGGACATGGGCTACGACATTTGCCGGACGTCATGAGTTGGATTTGTACATATACCAGATGGACGAGGTGACTCTGGATATCGGTACTACTCTTGTTACGTCATGGGGTGGAGGAACTACAAATTCCTATGTCGGGTTGACGGCTGCAAATTCCTTTATTCGCTACTCTATTCTTGACAATTCTTCTTGGAAGACAGCTTCTCAGGAGCAGAGAACAGCGGCTATTATCGAGGCGTCAGCACAGATCGATACGAGGAATTACGTAGGGAGCAGGAAGTATTCGACACAGCTGATGGAATTTCCGCGGTCGACTAATGCTGCTTATCCGTGGAATCGAACCACCGCTACTGCCAGCACTCTTAGCGATTCAGAGACCAGGATGAAGACAGACGTCGAGAAGGCGACTTGTCATCAAGCACTATATCTGCTGAAGAACTCCGGAACGAATCAACACACAGAGCTGTCACAAGCTGGAGTTACATCAGCTCGGCGGAAGGTTGGTCCTCTGGAGGAGGAGTATCGCTACGGAGGTGGAAGCGCAGCATCAACACAGCAACTGCTAAATGCACATGCTCTGAATTTCTTGTCGGATTGGATGTCAGACCGACGAGCGATACGAGGATAAAACGATGGGTTCGCACTGGATGGAAATGCTGGATGATATCATGACCCATACGGGTCAGGTGAGGAATCTGCAGAAGGATGCGCATCACCGTACATCGGTGACGTCAACCAGTACTGTTTTGTGCTTTGCCTTCTCAGGAAGTATGGACAGGGTCGATGAGGCGAAGCTTAGGTCAGAGACTTTCGATTGGTCGGTGGTTCTACCTAGTACGATAAAGAGCTACGTAGACATCGGTGATGCCGTAGTTAATGTGGTTGACGAGGATGGTGTTGTTGTGATCGCGAGTGGTATCATCCGAGTACTGGATGATTTTTTGCACTGGTCGAACGGGCGTCAATTCATATTGGCTGGGGTGAGCCGTGGCTAAGGCTATAGACCAAGATATAGCGTTGTTGCTTGATGAGTACTCTGGTGCTGCGGATAGACTTGCTGACTACATGACGCAGCTTGTTATGGAGGATGATCCAAGGGAGCGGCAAGCTATCTACATGCTTATCATCGCCATCCTTCTTCGACTGCAGGAGATGACACGGAATTGGAGCTACGATGCTATTTATTCTGCATATCGAGAGTCTACAATAAATGCACAAGGCATTCTCTTGGCAGCGGGAGTTGAGGATCTAGGTGCTTGGAATCCAGAGAATGAGTATGAGATCGAGGCGATGTCCCAAGCATTCACGTCTGAGATGCATGGCGCTACAGCATCGATACAAGCTAATGCTGCACGAGCAAAGAATGGTTCGTCATTGTATGTGTTTGCCGGTCTTGGTGCATCTATAGCTATCCAATCACAGCTGAAGAAGATGTCCGCAGGTCGATCTGCGGTGTTGCGGGCTAATATGCGGAATGCTTTTCGTGAAGGTATTGTAAGCGTCCTTGGAAGGAACGGGAGGTACTACCATTACGCACTTGATTACTACGCGAACATGGCTGCCACACGAGCTAGATATCAAGCGATGTCCCAGGCAACGCTGAACGTATGTGCGGCGAGCGGATGGGATCTTGTGAGAGTCAGTCCAAACCCGTCAACTATTGGGGACTACTGCGACGAATACCGCGGGAAGGTTTTTTCGATTTCTGGAGGCAATACGACGTACCCTACGGTTGACATGCTGCCGGGTGGTGGTTGTCCAATGCATCCACACTGTCGACATTACCTCATTCCTTTTGACGGCATAGATCAACACGGTCCAGTGGATCCGAGTTTCTTAGCTATGGGATCCCAGGTTGGTGTTACCCCGAATTCGTTCCAAGCGTTGTGGAAGTCCAGGCAGGTAGTGATATGATTAAGCTCACCATCCAAGGCGATCTCCCAAAGCTTTCTTTGCGAGTTAGGCGGATGCCTGTAAATATTCGTAGTGCTGCTTATAACTGGCTGAATGAGATGACTACTCATATTGCAGGCCGTGCGGAGGCAAATGCTCCGATTCTTACAGGGGACTTGCGGGCGACTACGCAGCCTATGCCAATTGTTGCTAAGGAGGGGGGAGAGGGTTTGGAGGGTGGAGTTGAGTCGCCACAGCATTATGCTCTTTTGATGCACGAACTTCAGGTAGCTCGCGGCCCTGTTCCGGCACCTCCCCCCGGTGCTGCTAGTCTAGGTGCGGAGCCAGGAGAGAAATACGGACAAGGAAAGGGACCGGGGGGAACAGCATCGCAGCCAGTGCAGCCAGAAGGTGGTCCTGGAGGAAAGTTTATTACGCGTGTTTTCAATTACCACTATCAACGCTATCTTAAGGATCTCGGCGCCAGTCTTAAGCGGGCCGTCGAAGATAACAAAGCGTAGATAGGTAAATCCTTCCAACCGAAAAACGGAGGAAGCTATGGACATTGGTTTCGTTACCTCGGGGTTGCAATTTTCAGGGAACTCTCTCGCCACACGAGCAATGGGCGGGGCCGAGACGGCTTTGATTTCAATGGCTCGTTGCTTTGCTGCTCGTGGACACAATGTGAAGGTGTTCTGCGAGTGTGATGATCCTGGTTTTCACGATGGCGTGCAGTACAATCATCGTTCGCAATTCATCACGCAGTCCGCGGTGATGCCCTTTGATGTTCTGATCGCAAGTCGCTGGCCTACGTTTTTGGCCGGGCCATCTATCGCCGGTTTGCGAGTGCTGTGGCTGCACGATATGCCTGCCGATATGAAGGAGATGATGCCGACGCTGTGGCAGACTGACCTTCTGCTCGGCTTGAGCAAGTTTCATATCGATAAGTATGTTGCTGCAGAGGAAGGACTGGCTCCACATTTTTGGCAGACTCGCAATGGTATTGATCTGGAATTGATCAAGGCCAATATCAAACCCAAGGTGAAGAACAAAGTGATCTTCACCAGTCGCCCCGAGCGAGGGCTGCATTACCTTTTGGGAGAGATCCTCCCGCGACTCATCTCTGCCGAGCCCTCGATCAAGCTTCATTTCTGCACATACGATCTGGCAGGTGCCATGGAGTTGCCGGAGGATGTGAAGCATATTCACGATACCTGCGAACGGCTTGCTGCGAAGTACCCATCCAATGCGATCTCGATGGGCAATCTGCCGAAGGCAGAACTGTACCAGCAGATGAGTTCCGCGGAGCTGCTTTTGTATTCGACTGACTTCCCGGAAATCAGTTGTTTGTCGCTAATGGAAAGTCAAGCATGTGGCACCCCAGCTGTGACCACTGACGCATTCGCAATTTCTGAGACCCTGTGTTCTGATGCAGGCATTAAGCTTCAAGGTTTCCCTCGCGACAAAGGTTACGTAGACAAGTTCGTTGTGGAGACACTGCGTCTTCTCAATGAGCCAACCCTCTATGCAGAGAAAGCAGCTGCTGGAAAGAAATGGATCGAAGACCAGCGATACACCTGGACGCAGATTGCTGAGGACTGGGAGAAGAAGTTCGAGGAGATGTTTGCTGTAAGGATGGAAAACAAGCCAGCTATTTGCCAAGAGATGCGGAGGACACACAATCTCGTGGCCGCGGAGATTATGGCAAACAAGCACGGACTTACTGCTGAGGCCGAGGAAGCAAAGCAGGAGATTTCCGAGCTGTCCAACAGGGATTACGATCCTGGCGATGTCGTCAATCGGTATGCGATGGCTAAGGACAAGTTCTTCAAGACGATGCAGCTAATCGACATGCACAGGGAGCAGCGACCTGTCACCAGTTTTCTCGAGTACAACTGTGACGATGTGTCCCTTGGCATTGCCTTCAAGGCACGTAATCGAGATGCTCGTGTTGTGCTGTTGGCCGAGGATGCTGAGATTGCTGATCGCCTTTTGATGTATGCCGAGCAGTCTGGGGTTGAGGTCGAGGTCACACAGGAGGTGGCTTCAGGTGATCAGTTCGATGTTGTGCACATCGGAAATCATATCTGCATGCAGAGGGATCCACAGAGCTTTCTAGACAGGGTGATGTCCAGGTACTTGGTTGACAATGGAACACTGTCCTTTTCGTCTGTATTTGGTGATGAGCGGCAGCGACTGGGTGAGCCAGCGAGGTATCTGTGGAATTTTGATGCCGGGGATCTCAACGCGATGTTCGTGTCTGAGGGCAACTGTTTCAATCTTGCCTTTCATGACGGAAGGAAGCGTCCTGTCTACGAGCATATTCATGGATGCTGGTTAGGTGTTCTGGATAAGACTAATAAGCTAGGTAAGGTGCCTATTGCTGACAAGTTCGACCGCCGAACGCGACCGTACCAGAAGCTTGCTGTGGTTATGATTGCCAAGGATGAAGAAGAATGGATGCCTGTCAGCTTGGGTTCTATCAAGAACATCGCAGATCGGATCTGCGTGGTTGACACTGGAAGCAGTGACGGCACTATCGAGGTGGCTCGCAATTATGGTGCGGAGATTATCGAGGAGCCGTTCGACAACTTTTCCAGTTCGCGAAACACGTCCATTGACATGGCCAAAGGTGCGGACTGGTTGCTGCAGTTGGATGCGGATGAGAAGCTCGTGTATCCGCATATGGCTAGGAAGTATTTGCACACTACGATCTTCGAGTCGTTCATCATTCGTCAGAATCAGTTGATTTTGGATTCCGATACATCAGCTCACGACATCCCGATTCGTTTGTGGAAGAATCGTGAGCACTATCGATTCACAGGGCTGATCCATGAGCATGTAGAGAATGTTTTGGAGAAGCCTTTTGATGACGAGGTACTGCCTTGTCTGATCCTTCCTGATGTTGATATAGCTCATTATGGGTATACGACCGAGAACGACCGGAGGTGGAAGTGCAGCCGTAGGAATATGGCACTTCTGGTCCGAGATATAGAGGAGAATGCCCCGAAGGGGAGGATGCTAACCTGGGCGCTGGTTGTAAGGGATTTCATTAACGTGGTGAAATGGAGAATTGAGAAGCAGGGAAGGCCAGAGTTTGGCAGCTATGAGCACGAGATGCTGCAGGCCTGTGTGACCGTCTACCATCACTACTTTGCGGATGGGGTGCACAAGTACTCTGAGATCGCCCACGCGGCCTATCAGGACGCTTTAACGATCTTGGGGGCATGTGGGCTGGGTTATGGAGAGATCGCACACCCGCCCTTCCAGATGCATTTTGCGCTGGGTGGTGGAGTCGGCGGCTTTGACCCGAAGAAGCAGGTTGAGCCGGAGTCTGTGTGGTTTTTATCCGAGGAAGAGTTCCAGAACTTCCTGACAAACCGCGGTGCCCGTCTTATTGTAGGTATGGGAATTAACACCATGGAAAACTGTAAGGAAGCCTTGACTTTCAAAAAGCCTGAAAATCTGTTAAGCTTTCCTGATGTGGCTGGACTGCTCAAACGAGCGGTTCATGAGATTTGATGATCGACAAAAAGCGACAGACTGAAGCGGTTGCTCGCCTGATCGAGAGGTGCCAGGATGAGGCATTCTGGGGTAAGGTGACCGTTGCGTTTTCTGCTGGGCAGATCAAGATGGTGACCAAGGAAGAGACCCTACCCATGGAGAAGCTCGAGGAGCAGTTCAGCGAGAACATTGCAATACAGGTGGATGATGGGCAGTAAACGACAAGTTAAGCTGAAGAAACCAAAGCGAGCCCAGGTGAAGGACTCCAAAGGCAGGTCTCATTCCGCCAGACGGCGCAAACGATGAGCATAGACGTCAACGACTTCCTCGCGAAGCTGGGATCTTACGTCCAGGACAATACGTCCGTTGGGACTGTGGGGATAAACATATACTATGGTTATCTCCCGGCCGAGGACCAGGATGATACGACGTCGGCTATAGCTATCATCGACACAGGTGGTCCTGGAACTCCTGGTTTGCCCACTGTACACAGGCAGTTTCAGGTGCTTGTAAGGGATAGCGACAATTACGAAGCCAGAGAGGCAGTCACAGCAATTCACGCCCTGTTTGATGATGTTGTTGCGGATCTGGACAACTGTAAGATGGGTGGGATGAAGGGAAGATTCCAGGCCATGCATCTTCCTGGTCCGCACATGTTTGATCAGAACGGGGATATAGTGTACACTCTAAATTACGACTTTTTGTCGAACAAGCAGTACTGTAGCTCCTGACCGGAACGAAAACCGTAAGGTTGGTTGTGCTACCTATCTAGCGCTAGGTTTTTCGTTTCCAATGTTTAGGAGGTAACCTCTAATGGCAGGCAAAAGCTACACGCAGACAGCCAGAACTAACGAAGTTAGTCTGGCTATTGAAACTTTCTTCATCGGCGCGTACGGCGCTACATATGATCCGGCGACGCGGTTCGATGTGGATTCTCCGACCTCTGGATTTTATTCCATGGGCACGGTCGTGGAAGATTCCCCGACCATCCGTGTAAGCCGCGAGAAGTACCAGCTCGAGCTGGGAATTCCCAAGATCGTTGCATACGAGACGGTAATGACTGTCGGTGCCGAGATCTCGTTCTCGATCTACTCCAATTCGTTCTGGCAGGCTCAGTTCGCATTGGGCAACACTGACATCACTACGATTGCTACTGTGGGCACGGCGACGGCCGAGACGCAGTACATCGGTAAGTGTAGCATCACTTACTATCACCTGTTGGGAGTCGCTGACTTCTACAACGGGTCGCAAGTGGTGCATGAGTTCCCGCGGGTTTCCCCGGCGAACGAGTGGGAGGAAGCCTTCCGCCCGGATGCGGCTAATGGAATGCCTTTGTCGTTTACGGCTCAAGGCTACAAGACGACTATCGATAGCTGCTCGCAGCTGGTCGTTGGTATGCGACACTACTTCGGCCCGGATCCTGATTGCTCGTGTGAGTAACGGCGGGCTGAAGACATAACCTTACGAAGAACTCGAGGGTAAAAAGATGGCCAAGAAGAAACAGCCTGGGGCGCCAGTGGTTGCGCCCCAGGCTTCTGGTGATGTGAAGGGAAAGGATTTCGTTCGTGAAGGGGAAACAGGGGATTCATTTTTGGAAGGTTCCCTAAATCTGACGATGGATAGCTTATCCGATGAGGATAAAGAGAAGCTGTCTAAGGTACTTTTCCCTGAGACACACACGGA